AGGAGAAATTATGCCAAAGAAAAAATCTGAGGATCCAAAATTACAAGCTAGATTAAATGCTAAAGTAAGACCAGACGAGCCAGTTAAAGATGAACGTATTTATATAAATATGCCTAAGAAAAAGGCTCCTGCAAAAAAGAAAACTACTGCTAAAAAAAGCAGACCAAAGAAAAAGGATTAATTATGTTTAAAAGAACAAAACATTATGCAATGGGTGGTGCTGTTAAGGGCAGTAAATATATGTCCAAAGGTGGTGCTATGAAAGGATCTAAGTACATGTCCAAAGGCGGTGCTATGAAAGGCACTAAGTATATGGCTAAAGGTGGTGCTATGAAAGGTTCTAAATATATGGCTAAGGGTGGAGCAATGAAAAAGTCTAAGTACATGGCTAAAGGCGGCCCAATGAAAAAAAGTAAATATATGGCAAAGGGTGGAAAGGTTTAACTATAAATAACGGGGGTTATTTTGTCTTATTTAATATCAAACATCCCACAGTTCAAATGTTGGGTGCGTAAAGAATTTACAGCAAATCATCAAAACTATCATGGTGAGTATTTGCACGCTTTAGCGTTTGCAGTCAATACCATTCCTGATAGATCTTTATCATTTCAAGTTGTTTTTACAGGTTGTGAAACTGATTTTGATGGTTATCCTGATGAAAACGTACATGGTGGTGCAATGTGGGCTAGAATGCCTATACAAGCTCTTGTAGCTGATGTACCTTTGCAAGATTGGCCAAAACCTATGGAAGATCATCTAGCTCAACCTTGGGATTGTTTAAGTCATCATCATTCAGTTGTAGTATTAGATAGAGTTAGCTCTTCTCCCTGGATATGTAAAATAGGTGGGGAATTTTATACAGGAACATATATGTTTACAGTTGATTATACTGAAAACAGCATTGCTGATGATTCTGCACAACATAAACAAAGTCATGTGCTATACTTAACTGACGCTGGTGAATACACTGGTAATTTTGTAGCTTTACCCAATAATAGAGTTAGAGCAACTAATCCAGCTTTATGGCGTGTTGGAGAAGGTCCACCAGATTTTTCTCCTAGTCAGTGGATTCATTCAGCAGAAAAACATAATAGTTATATGGATTCAAACATAACATTTGATAATCTGTATAATCAAGATGATAGGAATAAATAATGACAGAATTAAGCATTGCAGCAAAAAGAAAACTTATTAAAGAACTTAAAGGAGCTTCAAGGTTACACGCTAAACAAGCAAAACAAATAGAAAAATCTTTAAAAAAAACTAAAAAGAAAAAATAATGTCTCTTTCAGGTAGCACAAATTTTGAACCAAACGTAACTGAGTTTATTGAAGAGGCATATGAAAGATGTGGAGCTGAATTAAGAACAGGTTATGATCTTAAAACAGCAATACGTAGTGTTAATCTAATGCTTGCAGAATGGGCTAACAGAGGTTTAAACCAATGGACTATAGAACAGGATACACAAACTGTTACAGAAGGCACTTCAAGTTACTCTCTTAATTCAAATGTAATTGATGTTTTAGATGTGGTTGTACGTAGAACGGTAAATCAAACGCAAACAGACATAAGCATGAATCGTATTAGTAGATCTGAATATCTAAATATTCCTAACAAAACTACAAAAGCAAGACCATCGCAATTCTTTTTTGATAAATTAACTACACCAGCTATAAAAATATGGCCTGCACCTGAAAACAGCACTGATATTTTAGTTTTTAACAAACTTGTACGTATGGACGATGCAGATAAAGCTACTAACACAATGGATATGCCGTTTAGATTTTATCCATGTTTTGTAGCAGGTTTGGCGTATTATCTTTCTCTTAAAAAAAATCCGCAGTTAACTCCACAGCTTAAAGCTTTATATGAAGAAGAGTTTCGTAGAGCGGCTGACCAGGATGAAGATAGAGCTTCATTTAGAATTAGACCAGATATAAGGATGAATTAATATGGCATATGCTCTTGGTAAATTTGCTAAAGGTTTATGTGATAGATGTTCTTTTGAATACAAGCTAAGTGAACTAAGAGAAGAGTGGAATGGTGCAAAGGTATGTTCTGAATGCTATGAACCTAAACATCCACAATTAGAGCCACTTACAGCTACAGCAGATCCAGAAGCTTTATATAGACCCAGACCAAACAATGACGAAGAAGAAGGAGAAGGTTTTGTTGTTGTTGTGCAGTCAAATAACTTTCAACCAGATTTTATGAATCCATCAACCTTACCTACAAACTTTACAGTAAGTAAGATGACAGGTGGATTAGGTACAGTTACAATAGTAATATCATGACATTAGCAGAACTAAAAACATTAATTCAAAATTATGTAGAAAACAGTGAAACTACATTTGTAAACACACTAGATGATTTTATTAAAAATGCAGAGGAAAGAATATTTGAGTTAATACAGTTTGATTATTTTCGTAAAAATGTAACAGGAACACTTACTGCTGGTAATACTTATCTTACGGCACCAACAGACTTTCAAATGTCTTTTTCTTTAGCTGTAATAGATGGTGATGGGGATTACCATTATTTAGATAAAAAACATACAACATTTATGAGAGAATACGCTGTAGATCCAACAGCTACGAGTGAACGCTCAAGACCTTTATATTATGCAGATTTTGACAAAGAACTTTCTACAGCAAGCAATAATGGTTCTACTTTAATTGTTAGTCCAGTTCCAGATTCAAACTACAATGTAGAATTACATTATTTATACAAACCAAACTCATTAGTTACAGATACTACAGGGACTTGGATTTCTAATAATGCAAGAAATGCTTTATTATATGGATCATTAGTTGAAGCTAATATATTTTTAAAAGGTGAAAGCGATATGCAACAGCAATACGAGCAACGCTTTCTACTAGAAATTACAAGGCTTAAAAACCTTGCAGAAGCTCGCGGAAGGAGAGATGAATACCGTTATGATTCTTTGAGGACAACGGTATCGTAAAAAATACATGGAAAAAATTGAAAGTCTGAAGGGTAAATCAGTAGCCATTGTTGGTCTAGGTAAAAGCTGGTTTGATTATAATTTAGCAAAATCACATGGTGTTCACTTTGATGAAGTCTGGGCAATAAATGGAGTAGCTTCAGTTATTTATCATGATAGAGTGTTTATGATGGATCCTGCATCTAGGTTTTTAGATACTGATGACGCTGGTGGACAAACTAGCAGTATGACAGAAATGCTACAAGAGCATGAAGGACCTATTTATACTTGTGAATTAGATCATAGATGTCCTGGTTTAGTTGAATATCCTGTAGAAGAAGTTGTAACACAGCTTAATTGTTATTACTTAAATAACACAGTTGCTTATGCTATAGCTTTTGCATTATGGAACGAAGTATCAGTTTTAAAAATGTTTGGCGTTGATTTTTCATATAGAGGTAATTTACACTTTGCAGAAGCAGGGAGAGGCTGTACTGAGTTTTGGCTAAGTAAATGTATATCAGCAGGTATGCAAGTAGAGGTAGCACATACGTCAGGCTTACTTGACACAGACGTTCCAGCAGAACAAAAACTTTACGGTTATCATAGACTGGCTAATCCTTTGGTGGTAATGGCAGATGAAAATGGATTAAAGGTGGAAAGAATTAATAATCTTGATATTACAAGAACATCACAACAACCAGTGCTTATAGATCGTAATGACTCACACTTAAAACCCCCTGAGCCAGATAAATGGTAGATGAAATAACACCAGCAGGAATGCCAGGATTAGGTTTAATAGAAGCTAAAACAAGCAATTACGGTGGACATCCTCCAGAATTTTGGGCTGAAAGACTTACTGAAAAAATAGTAAGTACAAGTGATAGTGAAGATCCATATATTAAAGAACAGGCAAGAGCATACAGAGATATGATTTACAAGGTTTGTTTGATTTATATAAAAAATGCGTTAAAATCTTATAAAGCAACTTTGATACAAGATTTATCTGGTCAAGGAAGTGAAGATATAGCAAAAATAATTAAAGGTATTTAATATGGCCATTACATCAACATTAACTACAAGTTTTAAAAAAGAACTATTAACAGCAACGCACAATTTTGCAACAAATGGTAATGCTTTTAAACTTGCTCTCTATACAAGTTCTGCCACCATGGGAGCGACTACAACTGCTTATTCAACTTCACAAGAAGTAAGTGGTACTAACTACACAGCAGGAGGAGCCGCATTAACTAAAGTAGCACCAACAAGTTCTGGGACTACTGGTTTTACTGATTTTGCGGATTTAACTTTTGGTACAGCTACGGTAACTGCAAGAGGTTGTTTGATTTATAACGACACTAATAGTGATAAATCAGTAGCTACAATAGACTTTGGTGGCGATAAGACATCAACAGCAGGTGACTTTACCATAGTTTTTCCAGCAGCAGCAGCAAGTACAGCTATAATCAGAATAGCTTAAGGCTAGCCAAAAATGGCTAATATAACTGGTTGGGGTAGAGGAACTTGGGGTTCTGATACTTGGGGTGAACCAAATCCAGTTACTCTTACAGGTTTAGCAGCTACAAGTGCCTTAGGCACTGTTTCTATTGTAGCTGAAGCTAATGTAATCCCAGCAGGACAATCAGCAACTGGATCAGTAGGAACTCCTACTTTTGATTGTGAAGCTAACTTAACTCTTACAGGTCAATCAGCTACATCTGCTCTTGGCACAGCTACGGTTGTAGCAAAAGCTAACATAACACCATCCTCTCAAGTTGGTACAAGTGCTTTAGGCACCGTATCTACAGTTGCTAAAGCAAACATCGTACCAACAGGACAATCTGCAACATCAGCCATTGGGGGTGTGGGTGTAAATGGTGATGCTGTTGCTAATGCACCAGGAGCTGTAGGCTCAGTTGGTAGTGTTGGCGTAGATGTAGATGGAGAAGCAAACGTAGTAATATCTGGTGTTTCTGCAACATCAGCAGTAGGATCAGTAACCGTTCACCATAATGAAAAATTTAATATTGATGGCGTTAGTGCTACAGGTAATGTAGGTTCTATCACCATAACAGGTAAAGGAAACATAAGTATTACAGGTGTTGCAGCTACAGGAGAAGTTGGCTCAGTTCTTATTTGGTCGCTAATAGATGATACACAAACGAAAAATTATGCTAATATAAATACTGACCAAAGTTCATCCTTTGCTGAAATAAATGAAACACAAACTCCAAATTGGGAAGAGGTAGCATAGAATATGGCAACTTATGTAAATGATTTAAGGTTAAAAGAAATAGCGACAGGTGATGAGTCAGGAACCTGGGGTACTTCTACGAATACAAACTTAGAATTAATAGCTGAGGCCTTTAGCTTTGGCACTGAAGCTATTACTACAAACGCAGATACTCATACAACTACAATAGCAGACGGATCAACAGATCCTGGTAGATCAATGTATCTTAAATACACAGGTACTCTTGATAGTGCTTGTACTATTACTATTGGACCAAACACAGTATCTAAACTTTGGTTTATAGAAAACGGCACATCAGGTTCACAAAATATTATTATTTCACAAGGTAGTGGTGCAAACATAACCATACCAGCAGGTGATGTAAAAGTAGTTTACTCTGATGGAGCAGGTTCAGGAGCAGCGGTTGTTGATGCTTTTGCTAGTTTAAATGTTGTAGATTTAAAAGTACAAGATGATTTAACAGTTACAGATGATGCAAGTATAGGCGGAGATGCAGCAGTTACAGGAGCTTTAACTGGCGGTACTGTAAATGGCGTAGGTATTATTTCTAATATATCTAACTTTTCACAAGGTATTCTTATTAGTAATGATGGTGGTACAGGTACTCTTTCTACTGCCTCTAATAACACAGGTTTGGGTTTTGAAGTTTTTAATGTGCTTACTTCTGGTGATGATAATACTGGTCTTGGTCGTAAAGCATTTTTAAATTTAACAACAGGTAGTAATAATGTTGCTATTGGTTCTGGAGCTATGGCAGACACTACAACAGGTTCTTCTAATACTACTGTAGGACAAAATGCTGGAACAGCTATATCTACAGGAGTAGATAATGTAGCCATTGGTGGGACTGCATTAGATGCGAACACAACAGGTTCAAGAAACACCGCAGTTGGTAGAGATGCTCTAGGAGCTAATACAACAGCAAATAATAACGTGGCTATGGGTAATGATGCTTTATTATTAAATACAACTGGTGCATCAAACGCTGCACTTGGTAATAGTTCATTAGATGCAAATACCACAGGTTCAAATAACACAGCAGTTGGTAAAGATGCTTTAGGTGGTAACACTACAGCCGATAACAACACGGCAGTGGGTAAAGATGCTTTGTTAGCAAATACAACAGGTACAAGAAATGCAGCGTTTGGAACTTTTGCTTTAGATAGTAATAC